GGACACGCGGAATGGAGAAAAGAGAAAGAGTAGCGATTGATAAAGCTTCTACTTTTTAAATAAATACTATTATGGAAAAGCCACGTAGATTAGATTTTGATATTGCAATCATTACTAAAGAAGAATTAAGTAAAGATGATATTAAGTTGTTTCTTACAGTTGTAAGAGATATGGGTCCTAGTGGAGTTATTAGTCCATACACTCATACGTATAGTGACGGTACTAAAGCAAATATTTTTATTCTAATGAGTGTGTTGGATGAAGGTTTTAAATATCAAATTCCATTAAAACGTAACTTAACTGGCAGTGAGGCAGAAGTTATTGTTGGAGAATGGATGGATGAATACAAAGGTGATTTTGACATTGAAGCAACTTCGCCTGTATTACGTATGCAAGATTTATCGATCTTTGACGTTGTCGAAGTTGATGAGGACTATGAAATGTTAGCACATGGTGCAGACAATAGTATTAAACATCAACGATGGATGACTGAAAAAGTTAATGATGCATGGAGATATGGCATGAAACATTCGGATGAAGATAAGGTTTGTCCTTTCTTAATGCCATGGGAACAGTTGTCAGAAAATAACAAAGAAAGATGGATTAAGGACTATGCCAAAGAATAAATTAAAAAGTTCAAGCTATTCAACTTGTGATAATCCTGAATGTTTTTGTAAGGGATGTAATTGTGATCCCTGTGTGTGTAGAGAAGATAAACCGTGCGGGTGTGATTCAACAGTAAGACCCGTACCACCGGCAGTAAAAAAATGAATATTTTTGAATTAAAATTACAAATTAGTAATGCTAAAAAAATTGTATTATTATCTGAACCTGAGAGTTGGAGAGAACAGTATTGGTCTAATGTAGTTACACAATTAGAATATATATTAAATAATTCTTCTATACAGATAAATACTAACAGGAAAGTTACAAAATGAAAACAACCGAATATCAAAATAAACAAACGCAGCTAGATGAAGGTCCTTGCGATCTAGCAACCGAGGAAGACATTTTAAAAATGACTGCCAAGCGGTATGTCGATTACACAAACTGGAAAAAAGAATGCGAAGAGAACGAAAGCAAACATTCAACTGCTGATGATGAAGCAAAGTTAGATAAAATGATCGGTGAAGACGGTCGACCAAGAGGCGGCGCACATATTGAAAATGAAAGGTTTTGGGATTTGCCAGATGATCAATTACATTATATTATAAAAGATGCTTCTGCAGCTGTTCAAGAGAATCCAACAGCAAGAAAGGCAACTGAAGGACCAGGAAATTGGTCAGATCAAATTAATGACGCCGCGACTGTTCTCACTTATAGAAAAAATAAAAGATTGAAGGCTGATGAAGGTACGAATGAAGGCTTTGACACAGAAAAGTACGAAGGTGTAATTTCTAATAGTTCTAATTGGGATGTATGGTTTACTGGTCATAAAGGCGAAGAATCCTCCGGCGATTTAACATATGACGCATATTTAGATCATGATACTGGTCGATACATAGTAGATCCACACTCATTAGATGGTACCGTTGATCCAACAAACAACCCAGGGCAGTTAGATGATGATATGGTTGGTGATGTTATAGATACTGAACTTGAACATTGGGTAGAAATGGCTCAAGAACATGCGGATGAACATGCAGGTGAACGTGATAATAAGTATGCCCATGGTGAGAGTATTGAAGATGATAATGTTTCTGGTGCGTTAGATACAATGCGTAACCATTTAAATGATTATAGTCATGATCCATCAGATCGTTGGGAAAAGTACAATCAATACAGAAACGAGCGTCGACAAATAAGTCAACGAGCAAAAGATGTAACTGAATGGGGAAACTCCCACCTCGACCAACAGATTGCCAAACAAGCCGAAGACGATAAAGCTGAAAAGTCAGATAAAAAGTGGAAAAAGAACTTTGACGACGAGTCTGCTAAACGACGACGCGATTCTGCACGCCGACAACAGAAACAAGCCGATCAAGCCTAAAATAATATTGACATTGTCATGGTTTAGTGTTATAGTATATAACTTAAGGAGTTATATATGTCAGTACACATTTCCGAAGCAGACAAAATACGATTAAAGCACCTCGTAAGTGAAGGTGTTAGAGTTAAACAAGAAGTAGATTCCCTCAACGAAGGTCTAAAAGAAACCGTAAAGGCAATATCTGAAGAGCTAGATCTTAAGCCTTCCTTATTAAACAAAGCAATTCGTATCGCATATAAAGGCGACTTACAAGTCCACACAGATGAATTAGAGGATATAGAAATGATTCTCAGTGCAATAGGTATGCGTGTATAAATGAGTTACGTTGATGCATTTTTGATGCAGGAACGTGATATATTGCATGTTGTCGAAAGATCTAACGGCAAGCGGATATTTAAAGAATACCATGTAAATTATACAGCTTATTATGAAGATCATAATGGAAAGCATGAAACTATTTTTGGTACAAGAGCAACTCGATTAACACAACGTAGTAAAAAGAAGTTTAATAGAGAACTTAAATTACACAGCAGAAAAAAAATATACGAAGCAGACATGAACTGGGTGTTTCGTACACTTGAAGATAATTACTTGGATGCTGAAGTACCGAAACTAAATGTATGCTTTTTTGATATTGAGGTAGACTTTGATCCAACAAAAGGTTTCTCACCAGTAACTGATCCGTTCTCACCTATTACTGCTATTAGTGTTTACTTACAATGGTTAGATAGTCTTATTACTTTAGCATTAGTTCCCCCTACATTAACTATAGAGACGGCAACTGAAATGGTTGACGAGTTTGAAAACACATGGTTATATAATTCTGAGGAAGAATTATTAAAAACATTCTTAGATATAATAAATGATGCAGATGTACTCAGTGGATGGAATAGTGAGGGGTATGATATTCCGTATGTAGTTAATAGAATTACATCAATTTTAAGTAAAAGTCATACTCGTAAATTATGTTTATGGGACCAGTTGCCTAAGCCTCGCTCGTTTATAAAATACGGTAAGGATCAAGAAACATACGATTTAATAGGCAGGTTACATTTAGATTACTTAGAATTATATCGTAAGTACACATATCATGAAATGCATTCATATTCATTAGATGCTATTGGCGAGTATGAATTAGGTGAAAGGAAAATAGCATATGATGGTAGCATTGATCAATTATATAGGTATGACTTTAAAACATTTGTAGCATATAATAGACAAGATACAATGTTATTAGCAAAAATAGATAGTAAGAATCAGTTTATTGATTTAGCAAATAACATTGCACATGCTAATACAGTGTTGCTTCCAACAACAATGGGAGCAGTAGCAGTAACAGACCAAGCAATTGTTAATGAAGCACATAAACAAAATGTAGTTATTCCTAACAGGCCGCCCCGCAGGGCAGAGATTGAAAGAACAGATTACAGTATGTTAGAAACAAAGACAGCTGTTGGTGCTTATGTAGCATTTCCAAAGAAAGGTATGCATGAGTACATAGGTGGTATTGATATTAACAGTCTGTATCCAAGTGTTATTAGGGCAATGAATATGAGTCCTGAGACTCTTGTTGGACAATTGGAACCAACATATACTAATAGGTTTGTCAATGAGCGATTACAAACTAAAGGTGCAAGTTTAGCAGATGCTTGGGAAAGCATTTTTAGCACAGTTGAATACCAAAAAGTAATGGACAAAGACAAAGTAGATAAGATTACGATTAAATATGAGAATGGTAAAACAGATGCAATGACAGGTGCAGAGATATATAATCTTATATTTAAAAAAATGCCTATGTGGTGTTTAACTGCAAATGGTACAATATTTGATCAAAGTAAGAAAGGAATAATACCTGGTTTATTGGAGAGATGGTATGCAGAAAGAAAAGAATTACAAAGCAATATGCGTAATGCCAAAGACAATGCTGAACGAGACTTTTGGGACAAACGGCAATTGGTCAAGAAAATTAATCTTAATAGTTTATACGGTGCTATTCTTAATCCTGGCAGTAGGTTTTTCGATATTAGGATTGGCCAGTCTGTTACTCTTTCTGGGCGTAGTATTACCAGGCATATGGCTTCTAAGACTAATGAAGTTATAACAGAGCAATACGAGCACGATGGTGATGCTATTATATATGGCGATACAGACTCGGTATATTTTAGTGCGTATAGCGCATTACAAAAAGAAATTGAACAAGGAAAAATATCTTGGAGCAAAGATATAGCAATAGAATTGTATGATCAAATTGCTGAAGCAGTGAATGATAGTTTTCCTGAATATATGAAAACAGCATATAATGTATTAGAGGAACGAGGGTTATTAATTAGAGCAGGTAGAGAACTTGTTGCAAGCAAAGGTATTTTTATTACAAAGAAACGGTATGCTGTTTTAATTTATGATTTAGAAGGTGAACGACTAGATGAAGATGATGCTGTTGGTAAAGTTAAAGCAATGGGATTGGATTTAAAACGATCTGATACGCCTGCTTTTATGCAAGAGTTTTTAAAAGAGCTTTTAGGAAACTTGTTAAACGGTGAGACCAAAGATGATATTTTTACAAAGATTAAAAAATTCCGTATAGATTTTGGAGAACGTCCAGGTTGGGAGAAAGGAACTCCTAAGCGAGTAAATAATTTAACAAAGTTTTGGGAGGCTGAGCATCCAGTTGATAAGAGAACAGGTCAGCGAGGGTATAAGAAAGCAAATATGCCAGGACATGTTCGAGCGGCATTAAATTGGAATACACTACGAGATATGAACAGCGATAGATATAGTATGCCAATTGTAGATGGTGCTAAAACTATTGTATGTAAATTAAAACCTAATCCAATGGGTTTTACAAGTGTTGGTTATCCAATT